TCAGGAGCAGATGAGCCACTAGCAATAGCACCAACAAGTAGGTGGTTGTGTCCAGGATCTACAAGAGTGGTGTTAGCAACGTGTGTGTGAGCAGGAATCTGTGCAGATGTAAGTGTAATAGTGTTAGCACCTGTTGTAGTGTTGAGAGCATAGTTGGGGTTACCAGCTATACTAGGATCAACAGCAGGATTGAGAGCTCCACCACCTGGAACAGCTTGAATAGCTCCTACAGGGATTCTTCCACGCTTATCAGGAGTGCCATTAGCACCATTACATAAATAGATGTCTTCAAATCCATTAGCAGGTATGCCTATACCAGCACCATCAAAGTTGCTGAGAGATCCATAGTATTCCACCACTGTATAAGGAACCATTCTGTCCTTGTATTGTACAATACCAGGAGCTGGTGTACAAGCTGCTACAAGAGCACAGAGTTCTGATTTCTTTACATAGTTGGTTTCAACATCCACTACAAAAGCATCAAAATCAGCTTCTAGTAAGCAGAGCTTTGTAATAACAGCCTGGAGAATAGCATGTGTTCCAGAGTTAGCATTTACACCTGAAAGACAATCTACATCATAAGGTCCTTCTAAAGCTGCTAAATCTGCTACAATAGCATCCACTTGCTCCTGTAAATCACAGGCAGCTTTAATAAGAGCTATGAACAGATCAAGAGCTGTAAGGTCTTGACAGTCAGGTAGATACTGTTGAACAAGTTCACATATAATATCAGGATCAATAACTGGCTTGATTCCTGTAGCATCTAATGTAGAAGTGAGAAATCCAATAAGAGTTTGTTCTACATAAGAAAGGGAATCTCCAGTTTGGATTCCTAAGAGTGGAACATTCACTCCTGTATATTTGACGCACTGATCTGATACTATCTCAGCGCAACCATTAAAGCAATTTGAACAGTTTGAGGAGGACATTTATTTAGGTTTATGTGTGAGGAAAAAGAAGAGTGGTTGTGGTGGTAGTGGTTGATAGACAATCTGTTGGTATGCAGTTGTTTGGATAGTAAACTGTTACTATCACAGGGTCTCCACAAGGATCGTAATAGCAGTTCATTTGCTTATCAACAGTTTAACCCTACTAGCAATCATCTCCACAGTATACATCTTTGCATAATTTGGATTGCAAAACTTATACGTGAGGATTCTTTTGTAGTTCAGCAGGTCTAATATAGCTCCTGCTGGAACAGGTTGATTTAAAATAAATACAACGTTATTGTACAGATTTCCAGCTAGTTGCTTGAGTTTGCAATCAATGTCATTAAGCAACGCTGGAATTGTGGAACATTCTGGATAGTTGATTAATCTGGGAGTTAACATATCGTTTAAAGTTTTGTACGCCTTTACTTGCAGCTGCATTACATGCTGCACAAAGACCATTAATCAATTGACAACCACATCCAACATTTGTGCCACAGTTTCTACATTTAGCCATGTTATTGGAAGTTTAATACGTAGTTATTTCCACCGCATCCACAATTGTTCTTGATGAAATTATTCAACATCATGTTTGCTTGGTTATAAAGCTTGTTAGCTTCATCAATAGCGCAGTTGTTAGCTGCAGCAATAGATCCCTGTATAAAGAAGTAGATGGTGTTTAAATTCACCTTCTGCTGTGTTTTAATAGCTCTATCACACTCCATCATATCAAGCTTCATAAAGGCCTCATCAAACTTTTCTTGTATGAGGTCTGTACGCATGATAGCTTTTTCTACGAAGTTTAGATAGGCAGGAGCAACAGTGTATTTAAACTTATACACTCCATCTGGGAGAGGCAATAGGGAATCCCCTAATGATGTAATTCCCAAACTTGTGGAGTTATAAATGTTAAAATCATTAACGTTAAAGGGAATGCTAACTGACCCAAAACCAGGAACAGTGATGTCAATTGTGGGGGAAGAAACAACAGGAGGATTGGTCGGATAGGTAGATGCATCAGCAACACCAAGTGTGTACGAGTTGTACGTAGGTATCACTAATATATCAAGTTTCAAATCTGGCATCTTATTCTAAATAAATAAGCCAGAGGATCTGAGTTTGTATCCTCTCACCTCTGGCTTAGGTTATATGATGTTGTTTCTTAGCTACTATTACGGAATCAAGGTAGATGTAGTAGTAGTAGTTGGCCACACAGTGGTAGTAGTAGATGTAGTAGTAACACAATCATTATCAGCCACTACAGTTCCTAATGCAGCCTCAAGGATGGCTTGAAGAGCAGTTTCTTCACCAGATCCTTTTTCAACAGCAATGATCACTCTGCTATCCTCCATGATGTAGTCACCCCATTGGTAAGCAGTTTTGTCATACTCGTTGAAACGGATGTTGAAGGTGTTGTAAGTTGTACCATCACTCACCCAGCTTTCAAAGTTCTCATTGTAGCCATTCATTCTGTACAAATGCTTCAAGTAACCTGCTTGATAGCTGTAGAAGTTCTTCTCCAATTGTGCAATCTCTGCAGATGTACCGCTTGGATAAGAAGCACGCTGAATAACAGTGGCATCAGCTACAATGTTACAAGCATCAGCAACGATGAAGTCAGCTGTAGTTGCAGGACCATTGTACACGAATGTACGGAACCACATACGGTCATACTCCCAAGGGAATGCTGCAACATCACAAGGCTGTCCGTACTTAGTAAGAGGCTTACCAGTGATACGTAAGATAGCGTTCTGATCATTTCCAATACGTTGGAACTGATAGAATGTGTTGAAAGAGATGTTGTCAGGGTTGTTTCCAGGAGCTTGTAATTCTAATTGATAGATGAACTGATCAATAAGAGCAGGAACATCTACAATTGTACAAGGATCTCCACCACACTCGCAACAAGGAGCTTGAACAGTTACACTACGAGTGAAACCGTTGAAATACAATGTGTCAATGTAGCTAGAGTGAGCACGAAGTGTAAGGGTAACAATGTCACCACACTGTACATTCCATCCAGATACATCAGTCACCTGAGTGGCAGCAGTAGGACAACCTACAGTTTTGTACCATTCAGTTACATTGCTTGTGCAATTCGCAGTGGCACATCCTTTAATTTTATCAGAGCGTTTAGAACCCTGCAAGTAAGTGTTTGTGCGTCCTTGAGCTACATAGAAGTAGGGAGAAGCAGCAATGTTACCAGCAGTGGCTACAGCATAATCCGCTTTGAAGATACCCACTTTACCAGGGGTTAAGTCTTGCGTAGAACCGCTATTGGCAATACCACTACCAACAGGAACCACGAAGAGCGTAGTTAATGAAAAATCAGCCATTTTGCTTTATTTTAATTGTTAAAAATATTATTCGTTCGTCTGAATTCTATACACTGAGCTTTGTACAGCAGATTGATTTTCAGTGTACATTGCCAGATTTTGTACTGTTAAGTCTAAGAGCTCATCCTCCAGATAGGTTTCCAACTCACAATCAGAATCTATGGAAGGCATACCATCAAATCTAGTGTAACCAGTTTTATCAATGTATTGAGGATATCTCATATACATGATGTTAATAGTTTTTGGTATGAATGTACCATCTGTGAAGATGGATATTTCATCTGAAGATAGAAAGTTGAATGTTTCTTGATATTCAAAGGAGGGCCTGTAATGGTCATTATTCAGAATGAACTGAAGGTCACCATGTTTAGCCAAGTCTCTGTTTATCCATATCTTTCTATCTTTACAAAGTCCTTTATCCGCAATTATATATGCATCTACATAGAACATGTATTTTGGATCAAGAAGATGTAAGGATGCTTTCCACTGATGTAGTTCTTCATTGAGTATTGTAAGCGTAAGAGGTTGGTGATTATATGTAACCACTAAGCTCTGAAGATCCTCATAACGCTTTTTGAATGAGTCAAGACCCAGTCCACTAACTACGCTTATACCATCAACCTTTTGTTTTATCAGCTTGATTTGAGCCTCATTAAGGGCTAAAATCTTATCCTCCAGGTTGATCTGCTGATGAACGTTGGTAGATAGTTTATTTAGTCGTTGGTCAATCTTGTACAATAAACTATCTACTGGTATCATAAGGCAGCTAGTTTCTTAGTTTTCAACTTGCCTTCAAGTGTCAGAAGCATATCCTGATTATCATCGTCAGCAAGCGTTTTAATTAAATCATCTTCATCCTTGGCCACTTCAAACTCACCCTCGTAAATCTTACCACTAGGTCTAACTCTGTAGACAGAGTGTGTGAGAGCTTGTTTCACCAAGTCTTTAATATGGAGCAAGTTTTCTTTCATGTCTGCATATCTGTTAAACACTTCCACAGGAGAGAGTCCCTGGTATTTACCAGTTTTGAACTCTGTCTGTTTTAGTAGGTTGTCCACCTGGTTGTATACAGCTTCTTCTGTAGTGTTATCAGTAACAGGAAGTCCCAACAAGCGAGCCACTTTCTTTTTCTTCTCAGGAGTCATACCATCAAACTTGACAATAGCCTTGTTGATAAGTTGTTTCTTCTTGAATAGAACAGCATTTTCAATTTCATCATCAGCTACGTAAAACTGAACATCAGCAGGAAACTCACCACGTTCCCAAGCTTGATAAGAGCTTGCAATTGTAGGATGAACACGTAACCAAGCAAATGCTAATTCCTGGAAGGGAATACCTAAGTCAAAGAAGTTGTCACCATCTAGCAGCTTTACAGGCTGAACATGTAGAGTGTCTTGATTTGATGTTGATAAGCCATAGTTCCAAAATGTAGAACGAGGACCTAAATCAATATCTCCAAGATCTCTTTCCAGTCTTTCTTTTAAAGCTGTGACACGCTCAACTTCCATTTCTCTTTCTAGAGGGTCTTGTATGCGTTTGATGTAAGCAGCATCAGGATCAAGTCCTGTTCTGTATTTACCATCTAATTCCTTGTAAGGATACTTAAATACCCCTGTTCCAGGGATACGTGTGAATCCTCTTAATGCAAGACCACCTTGCATAGTTTGGAGTTGAGAGTTATTATACTCTTTCTTGATTGTTGAGATTTTTCCAATCTTGCCCATATGTAGTTTATTTTGTTTGGTTTATTTGCAGAGTGATTCCCACCGAAGGGAACAGCGATTGGGAGACACCCCAGTCCAATCACTCTGTAATTTGAGAAGAGCTCCCCCACTCTGAAGTGTGGGGGGCAATCTCTCCTCGGTGTATATTGCACACAAAGTGTGCGGTTTCTTAGAATTGTGGGATTTCCTCAATAAGAACTGTACGAGACAAGTCCTCAATGAATACATCACAACGATCCTTCATCCAGATTTCATATCCTGGGAATTTGTTTGCAGAGCTCATACCCTGAGACTTAGCAAAGCCCAAGTGGTGACGAGTTCCATCAATATATCCCCAAGTCATAGAAGGTGCACCCTTCATACGAACTTCACGAATGTTGTTAACCAAAGAACCATCAGACATAGGAGATACGTCAAACACCATGAATACAGGTGTACTCTTCTTGTTCTGTCCAAATTCTAGGTTAGATTGAGGAAGGTCTAATTCTTTTAAGTGAATTAGTTCAACACGACCAGTTTCACGTGTAACCATTGCATCAAATGCAAAGTTGTAAGTGATGTGTTGTCCTTCTCCCTGCATATAACGGTTTCCGCTATCAGCCATGAATGTCAAACCACTGTTCAAAGCGTCTGTTTTCAAAGCTTGTTGGAATACGTCAAATCCAGCCTCATTAGTGTACATTTTAACACGACGGTCTTTAACATCCACACGACGATAGAACAGGTCACCAAACACTGAACGAATCAGGTTAGCAG